TCTAGCGGTGGAGTAGACATTGTTTTTGCTTGTTCAGTTGTATTAGAAGCACAAACAATGTCTACTCCACCGCTAGAAAGAAAGAATTCAGCTAGGTCAATACCAGCAACAAAAGTTGTCTTTCCATTCTTACGAGCAATGAGTAATATCACTTCATTGAATCTACGTAATCCTGAATCTGCCATTTTAAATCCATATGCAGTTTGTAGTAATGCTTTTTCCCATAGTTCAAGAATAAATGGCATCCCATTGAATGGTGACTTAGTGTGCTTACAAAAAGTTTCAATAAAATCAATTCTTAAGTTCCCAGGTTGTTCATCAAAAGTGTATAAAGGATTATCTAAATCTTGTATAAGTTGATCTAGTTGTGTTTTTAATTCTTCTCCAACTATGATGTTTCCATTATTAATTTCATTGTAGTATTCAATTAAATAATTCATTCACTTGCTCTCTTAAGAAATTCATCAAAAGCATCATCTCCATCATCTACTTGTGTACCAAGAATACTGTTGAGTGTCTTGATAACAGTTCCATATGAATTCACAAGTTTTGTATAATACTTAGCTGCTTCGGTTTGTCGTTGCATACCTTTATTAGAAATCTGTATAGCACCATACTTTCTAATTTGTTCTTGTAACTTATCAAGTTCCACTTTCATAAATGCAGCTTGATAAATTAAGTTATCTACTAGTTCTGTCTTTGATTCATCAACCAAAGAAAAAAGCGACCTTAATCGCTTGTATTCTGCATTAATCTTAGTCTTCATCATTATAGTTCCATGACTTAAGAATTTGTTCTTTAGTTCTATTCTCTGTTGGCACAAAAGTATGACTTTCTATAGCTTTCAGTAAGAATTTCTGAGGTTGCCAACCGCCATGTTTATATTCGTGAAAATGAGTTATATCATATCCGAAATCAAACCCTATGTGTTTAGATTTTTCATAATCATATACCATTGTTATAATTAGTGGATATCTTTTTATTTGATAAGTTAACAAAGTACCTCTGCTAGTGCCTGAAGCAATCGGTCCAAATAAACCATCCTGCCCATCTAAATAAATATTTATAAAAATATGTATATCCTTGTTAGGAAAATCATTAGCTTCAGGGTTAAGTAAAAAATCCTTAACGATAGAGTGTCTTGTTGTGATATTTGATAAGGAAGCAAACATAGATATTATTTGTTTAAATACAGACAAATGATCAAACTTGTCATACTCAATTATTACACTAGTTCCTGAAGTGATTTTCTTTTCTTGAATAATATGTGCAATTGATAAAACGAATTCTTTATATGAGTTACCATAATTTCGGCCTGTTAGATTATTGCACTTTTTACATAACGTTTGTAAGTGCATACCATTCTGACTAATTGTATATTTCAAGTCATCTTGTTCCCAAGGCAATTTATCTCTTGTTAATAATTTTGTAGTTTCGCTTGGATCAAGTAATTTAATTTTACCTTTATTTAGTGCTGACTTAGGTGGTATATGCTCCTTGGTCATTTCAAGAAACTCTCCACATATTTTACATTTTCCTGTAGACACTACATACACCTACTTTCTTACTTGAAACACTAAAATCGTATTTTCAAAATTATTGCCTCGTGTTTTTTAATTGCCCACCTACGCGGTACCCTAGCTTTATCTAACATCATCAAACCGGGGGGTGTATCGAGGAATCAATCAATGTATCATAAAACGTATTTAAAAACAAGAAATTCAACGTGTAATTACTTTCGTAAAAGTATCTCCATTCCTCAAAAGTATTAGCAACACTTAGTATATCAGACTCAATACTTGATTGATTATAATTCTTATTAATCATATTCATTTTTGATACAAGGGTCTTGTTGATTTTATTCTTCGTAGTTTTATTTAGATTTCTATATAACTCATATAGGTTATGAGTTTTAGGTATAGAGCTAGAACCATCTTTAGATAAATAACTTTTTAAATACATTTCACAAGCAAATGCTTTTAAAACAATTATAGGAATCATCGTTGTCTTAGATAACTTAACAGATTCATCGTTTTTTACTTTTAAAAGAGCCATTTGTAATGTCTCAAGCATTTTAGTGCTATCCGAAAAAATATTAGCTACTGAAATCATTTCCTTCCATTCTTCCATATATATACCTCTAGACAAATATAATCTTTACACCTATTTTTAATCCTTGATTATTATATAACCAAGTTTTATTAGATGCTGAAATGATTTTCTTATTTATTAACTCATCAATTTCCGAATCATAAATGTTATGTGTCTGTGTTATATCTAGATCATCTGTTAAAAAGAAACTGTATTGTCCATTTGCATTTTTACTATTATTCATAGCAATATAAAATATATTTACAGCTCCATCAGATAAGTTCCCACTTGTCTTCTCACTAAAGAATTTTCTTGTATTTATCATATTTATTTTCACCCCTTTTTATAACTATTATAGCAAAAATGAATTATAAAAACGAGGTTTATCTTGAAATCAAATTACCATCTTTGTCAAATTGTTGTTGCTTCGAGAAACGCTTATGTTCTGCATTGTGACATTTCTTACATAACAATTCTAAATTCTCTTGATTCAAACTAATTTCAGGATTAGTTACATTAAGAACTGTAAGTCTTATCTTATGATGAACTTCTTCTCCTAAAGCACCACAACGTTCACATTTTCCATTAGCTTCTCTTATCTTGATTTCTCTTGCTACTTGCCATGGAACAGACTTATAGAATCGGTGTATTTCTTTAGGCTTTCTCATATAGTTTTCTCAGTTCAGTTATCTTATCATCTACATGTTCCCAACGAACATCTAAATCCTCTCTACCAAAGTGTCCATACTTTGCTAACTCCTGGAACTTAACATGATCAAGGTTGAGTTCTTTTCTTATGCTTTCTGGTCTAAAATCAAACACATAGTTCACGAGTGCTTGTATCTCTTCATCTGATGTGACTCCAGTATCAAAAGTATTGACAAGAACACTTACTGGTTTTGATAATCCAATTGCATAACTCAAATGAACCTCACAGTGTGTGGCCAAACCTGCCCCTACAACGGCTTTTGCTACGTATCTGGCATAATAAGTCGCACTGCGATCAACCTTGCTCACGTCCTTGCCAGAAAAGGCTCCTCCGCCATGTCTAGCATAGCCACCATATGTATCTACAATAATCTTTCTACCAGTTAATCCTGAATCAGCATAAGGACCACCAATCACAAACTCTCCCGTTGGATTGATTAATACTTCTGCATCAACAATCGCATCAAAGTCAAAAACTTTAGTTAAGACTTCGTTAATGATTAAATCTTCATATAACTCTTTCTTAATCCATGGTTTTGTTTGTGCAGATACAACGATCGTTTGAACTTTCTTTGGTCTGCCATTCTTGTACGCTACAGATACCTGACACTTTCCATCAGGTCCAAAGATATGTGAATACTTCTCTTTACGAATCTTATCCATCTCTTTAGAGATTTGATTCGCAAGCATAATAGGTAGTGGCATAAATTCTTGTGTTTCATTACAAGCATAACCAAACATAATCCCTTGATCGCCTGCACCTTGTTCGTGTGATTCGGTTGAATTTACACCAAGAGCGATATCAGTTGATTGTTTGGATATCTTTTCCATAACTACAAAGTTATCCTCATAGCCGATTTCTTTTAGTTTTTGTTTTGCTATATCTGCATAATCTACTTTCGCAGTTGTTGTCACTTCACCAAAGACAAATACTAAGTCATCTTTGATTGCTGTTTCAACTGCTACTCGAGCGTTTTTATCTTGTTCTAAAATGGCATCTAGTATGGCATCACTGATTTGGTCACAGACTTTATCAGGATGTCCACTAAATACGGATTCACTTGTTACTACTTGCATAAAACTTCATCTCCTTTATAAACGAATAAAAAAGGAGCTATTCGCTCCTAAGTACTGATTTTGGTAAATATGCTGTGTATCTTGCGTAATGATATCCTTCACTTTCAACAAGAATTCCGAAATCATGCTCATTGCTTGTTACTAAGATACAATGAAACACATCTTCACTATCACAATACATCACATCAATGTTTTCTTTAATAAACTCATAATCATCAAGTGGATCATGTATGAATGTTTCAAACAAATCCGAATCAATAATGACCTCTTTTTCAATGATGAATTCATCTTGTGGAAGAAGTTCATCAGGTGTTGCTTTCCTTATAAAGTTTACTTTCATTTTGCTATCTCCCATGCTGTATAAACTGAACGGTATGAACAATCCCAAGTATCAAGAATCACGCCATCTATACAAGCCGTAATATGTCCAGCCATTTTCAAGATGTATGTTCCTTTCGGATGTAACGCTGTAAAGTCACTACCTTTGATTCTTGGTTCTCCTTTTACCGGTTTAAATATGAGTCTTGGATAATCTTTCAAATAATCATATAAAAACTTAGTGTCTTTATAACTTGAATATCCAAGTTCTCGTTTTGAGCGGTTTAGTTCTCTTCTGCATTCTAGATAGTCTATGTTTTTTGCGGTTGCGATTGCTCGAACTACACAATCACCTGTTTTAATGCCTTTAGGATGTGCATTGAATTCTTTATACATTATAAAGTCCATCCTTCATTGAACCATTTCACAAGTTCTCTTGATGAGTCTGATTCAAATAAGGGTTTATCAAAATTATTTTTTCTGCCATATACTGTATAACGTTTTTCGTTGTGAATACTTGCAATTTGAACTGTAAATTGCACGTCTCCAGTTTCAATATCAGCAAATCTGAAATCATCATAGAGAGGACCATTTAATGGACAGTTATTCTTGAACCACACATACATGGTTTCAAGGTTAATTTTGCCACCTGGTTTAACTTGCTTTACAATGTTTCCCATGCGTTTGGTCTTACCAGCTAAACTAGTGTCTTTGCAAAACCAATCGTACCATCCAGCTTCACATTGTGTTGCATAATCTTTTGATTCAAAATCTCCGTTATTGAATTTTTCAATCCACGTTTTAACATTCATTTCTTTTTCCATAATCTTAGTCTCCTTTGTTTTGGTTACTATATATATCACTCTAAAGGGACTAAATAGCAAGTTCTATTTTCACTATAGTCACTAATTTTCAAAGATATCAAAATGGCTAATTGGAGACCTTTTCCCATTTCTTATTAAATAGCAATCCTCATCAGATTCCTTATGCTTAATATATCGTTTAACGATGACATCAACAAATCTCTCATCAAGTTCCATTAGGAATGATTGACGATCAAGTTGATCAGCAGCTATCATGGTTGAACCTGAACCACCAAAGAGATCTAATATCGATTCATGACGTCTTGAAGAATTACTGATTGCTTTTCCTACAAGTTCTAAAGGTTTCATGGTTGGATGTTCTTCATTCTTCTTTGGTTTGTTATACTCCCAGATAGTATCTTGTGTGCGATCATCAACAAAGTAATGAGCTGCACCTTCTTTCCATCCATAAAGAATGGGTTCATGTCGCCAGTGATAATCTTGTCTGCCAAGGACTAAAGCATTCTTAACCCATATCAAACATTCAGCTAGTTTATAACCAGCATTCTTGAAAGCATTTCTAAAGTTGAGTCCTTCAGTATCAGCGTGGCAAACATAAATAGCTCCACCAGGTTTTGTATGTTCAAACATGTTCTGGAATGCTTCATATAAAAAAAGATAGAAGCTATCGTCTTCCATCTTATCGTTTTTAATCTTTCCTGCAGTTCCTTCATAATCAACATTATATGGTGGATCCGTAAATATCATATCGACTTCATGTCCATCAAGTAATGTTGCTACTTGTTTTGAATCAGTGGAATCACCACACATTAATCTATGTGGCCCAAGTTCATATATGTCACCTGGTTGTGAGAATGGTTTTTCAGGAATTTCATCACTAATATCGAAATCATCATCAGAAGCATTATCAGGAAGTAATTCTTCCATTTCCTTAAAACCAAACTGCAGCATATCCATATCAATATCCGCTAACTCTTCTTCAAGTTTAGATAGATCCCAAGTTGCTAGCTCAGCTGTTTTATTATCAGCTAAGCGAAATGCTTTGATTTGTTCCTCGTTTAAGTCATCTGCGATGATACATGGCACTTCTTCTAAACCAAGCGACACAGAGGCTTTTAAGCGGGTGTGTCCGGCAATGATGACGTTGTCACTAGAGATGACTATTGGTACTTTGAAGCCAAATTCACGAATGGAATTAGCAACAGCTTCTATCGCTTCTTCATTATGTCTTGGATTATTATCATATTCTAAAAGACTAGTTATCTTCTTCATCACTACTTGCATTCGTCCACTTTTCCTCTCTATTTTTCAAACGTTCATACATGGCATCAATTTCTTCTTTTTTATCATTATAGTCACGACCAAATTTGATGATCAAGAGATATCTCACTGCATTCATATCCGGTTGTGCTTTTTTCTTATATTTAACGATTTTCTTTTTTGTACCAGTTTTAGTTTCCTCGATTGTTGTTTGAGTTTCTTCATACTCATAACCAACTGCTTTTTTTATCAACGTATCAATTAATGTATATTTTAGATCATCATTTCCAAAAACAAATGCTTGATTCATTTTAGGATGCCTGTTCTTAAGTTTGTACATTGTCTTTTCTGACATACCCAGAATCTTTGCTATCTCAACTTGAGGTACTGCTTTTGATACAAGTTCCTTTATCTCACTTAACCTTTTGTCCAGTATACCGTCACGTTCCCACTTTTCGTAGTAATCAAGCGTATATCCTTTCATTTTAAACCACTCCAACTGTTAGGTTATTAATGTCAAAACTGTAATGACTTACCAGTTGAATAC